ACCTTGGTCAAAGGTAATCTCACCTTCGTTTTCTTTGATGTGTTGGATGTAACTGAGGACTTGATTCTTAACACTAGCTTGTCTAGATGCTAGTTTATTAGTAAATGCTTGTGTTTCTTTTGTAATAACAGAAGCTTTTACACGATTGAAATGACCAGCATTGTAGTCCTTGAGTTTCTCACCTTTAGGACCAACAATTATCTCACCGTAAGCTTCTACGTTAAACGTCTCACCAGCAAGCACAGAGTCATCAATAGACTTCTCATACTCCGACAAAGCTGCTGCTTCACCAATACCTCTATCTTCACCGCTGATCGGGTAAGTAGCTGCCATTGCAGTGATAAAGGTAGAGAAGGCTAGACCACGCTCTTCAGGAGTCATCTCCTGTCCTAAGTCATTCCGATACTTACGCAGAAGATTCATCCGTTGGTTGTGACCATCAGAAGCTCTCCACGATTTATCTTCACGTTGTTTGATCTGCAGCATATTCTGACGAACAAGCGGGATAGCATGTTCTGCAAAGATGCCTAGATCCATTGAGTCGTTACCAGAAATATCGTCAATCCCCATAGCAGACTTCATCAGCTGCTGCCTAACCATTTCAGCGGTAGTTGGGGGAAGATTCTTATCGTTAATGGTAACAGTTGTACCAAGTTGAGGTAGGTACATTTGACCCGAATTGCTCTTGCGCTGTTCTTGAACCCATTCAGGAAGAACGGTCCCCATCAGTTTTGCAAGACCAATGTCAATGTGTTTTTTTCTTTTCCCAACAGCACCTACAAAAAGACTAGCAAGCTCAGAATTACCCGGTTCTTTACTAATCTCCCTACCTTCTTTGGCAATCAAAGCATCACGTTGACGCTCCTCTTCAGGTGATAGTTGACGATTTCGTTCTGCCTGAGCAGACAGGGCTTCTTTAAGTTTACCCGGATCAGCATCTAGTAGAGCTTGAGCAGCAAACGCCTTGGCACTTGCTTCACGTACTTCATCTTGAATACCGTAAATAGTTTGAATAGCTTTAGGAGCAAACTCATAGAGTTGTTCCATCTGCTTAGCTTGTAGTTCCTGCCTTTTAAACTGCTCAAGTCCAGACGTTTGAATGTTGGAGAAACTTTGAGCAATAGTAGATAAGTTAGCTTGAAGCCTAGGGTTAGGATCCGGGATCTCTACTGTCTGGAAGGGTGACGCTTGAGCCGACCCTTCAAACGCTATTTGCGTAATTTCTGGTAGTTTCATTTTTCAGCAAAGCTTTTGTCAATTTGAAGACCCATCTGAGCTCCAGAAATAAGACCTTGACCAATGGACAACGCGGAGTTGAGACCATAGTTAAACCCACTACCTTGGTAAGCGGTTTCAGCCATCTCAGGAATTGGACCTTCAAGAATGCTTCCATGTGCACGGACGTCAGCAGCGTAGGCTTGTCCGCCAATCTTGCCCATATTGCGAGCAGATTGTTTAATAGCACTTTGTTCGGTCAAAGCAAGACGTGCTTCGCTATTACCAAACTGAGCAGCAGTTGCCAAAGCGATTGCTCGATCAGCACTCCTACCGTATGTTTCAGTAGCAGCAGCGTAACCTTCAGCTTGCATTAGCTGTTTAATCAAAGCTTGCCTTTTGTCACTGAACCCAAGGAACTGCTCTTGCAGCCTAGCTTGTTCAGTTTGCCAGGATGAGTTAGCTGCTTTGAAGTTTTCCACCATTTGCTGACGAACCCTATCAACTTGACGCCGATAAGCCCGTTGCTTGTACTCGTTCATCATTCGAGTACGTGCAATACTCAGTGTGTTCTTGTAAACACCCGCTGCTTCTTGTGCCGCCATTTGGTCTGCTTTAGCATTACCGCCAAGCATCCCCATAATACCGCTTAAACCGGCACTAATTGCGGTACCCCATAGTTCCATTAAGATACCTCCTTTGTCATAGTAATACCATTTCGACTAAATAAGTGTAAGTCAGAGTACTAGGAAATACTCTTAAAATTTTAAAACCAAAGAACTTAGCCATTTTAATAGCTTGAGTGTACTCAATGCCTGTTTGGTTCCAAAGAAATTTAGGTTTGTGTTTATTAAACCAACGCTTAGCAAACTTCATAAAAGCTACTGGATGCTCCTCCATGCCTCTGCACATGTGCATCCAGAAACAATCAGATTCAAACCCAAACATAGCCGCTGGTTTGTTGTCTTCGGTTAAAGCCAGGTAAGCCTCACTATTTTCCATATCCATAGCAAGGCTTAACACTGGATTGATTTTATATCGAAGTAGATCTTCTAAACTATTGTCTAGGAGATTATCTAGAACAACAGGTATATCATCAATAGTAGCTGGTCGAACTGTAAAACTAGGGGTGGAAGCAGTCATTATGCTCTACTGTAGAATCGGGTGTTATAGTTTCCTTCCCAAGACAAACTGTTAAGACTGACTGGGAAAGCGGTATCACCTTTAATGGTGATCTTAGAATTAGTGTTCCGTTGGAAGATAGGTACAACGTGTTCAGCAGATGCTGAAAGGTTTACACTACCTAAGTTATAATTACTAGGAAGTGTGACGTTAACAACATTGGTCCAAGTATCTTTACCTGTAATGTCAACAACGTAGGTTATAGGACCACTGAGACCTGTTTCAACTTTAATACGATGAATGATAAGATCAGCTGTAGCGTCTGTAACGTGCTGCCTATTTTCAGTTTTACCGTAGTAGAACTTAGGCAGTTGAATCTCCATATCATAGAGATAACCAAAGATAAGGTTTCTACCACGATAGTCTTCATCAATCTCAGCGTAGTATGCACCAGCTGAACCACCAATAGTGATTCTAGATCCAGTCAACACAGCGCCAATCGCTTCTTCTGCTTCAATTGTCTGACCAATATAACCACCAAGAATAACTACACAAGGATCTTTACCTGTGATGTGATCATACGGAAGCATGATCCTAGTCTTCTTAGTGCTGCTGTCATACGTCCTACGTGGATTAATGGAGAACATATCCATACACACATCGGTCTTCTCACCCGTAGTTAGTGTCAAGAAACCTTGTTCACTAGACTGGGTTAGATCAAACGATTGTACAAATACATTGGTACCATCTTCACACACAGCGTAGAAGGTAGTTTCATCGAAGAATTGTTCTAGCAGATTACCAGTCAATTGCCACTTATACCATGTAGAGGCTAGACGGTCATCTTTAGATTGATAGTATCTGAATTGATACAAGGTGTCACTACCTTGCTGTCCAAACGACAGTAGGGACAACGCAGGTGATGCAATGAATGTGTCAATATTAGCTGGAATAAGTTCTGAGACGTTATCTGTTAGCTCATTAGGAGATGCAGGTGCCTCTTTACGAATATTACCCAGTTCATACACACGGGTCCACAGCAAAGTTTTAGAGATAAAACTCAAGCTAGTACCAAGTGATACACACGCAATATCCTTATCACACTCAAAGTTACTCAAGGTGTTGACTTTAGCAGTAGTGGGACTTAGGATGTCAGCATCAGTAGACAGCAGGAACTGCTCGTTCTGACCAAACAACACTAGACCAACACTTACTGTCTGCACATAAGCCAGGTTAACCGGCTGTTGTGAGGTTGCACTCAAATCAATAGGATCGTCAGCAGCAACTACTTGAGCAGAGCCTGCAAAGAAGTTAAAGTAATCACCAGCCTTACTGAGGATTACGTTCTCATTAGACAGGAATCCTAGGCGGTTACGATAAAAGAACAGGTTAGTGATTTTTTGACCGATGAAACTAGGTTCAGGGTTAGTAACATCATCACCAACTAAACGATCTTCCCAGCTAACAGGCTCATACTTAAACGAACCGTCAGCAATGCGAACCAGCTGGTGTGGCATAGTCAGTTCATCTAGTTGATATTTCAAACCAGGAGCAACTGTTTCTTCCCAAACACCTGGACCACTTGTAGCACTGTCTGTGGTGTTAAACTTGACCCACATGTCATCAGCATCTACAATATCACTGTTGTAGACTTTAACCACATAGCCGTTCTGGCATTGGTTAGGTAGGCGTCCAGAAACGTTGATTTGATCTTGGAATACATAAATACCTTCTTCACTACCAGAACCAGTTGTAGACACTGTAAAGGCGCTCGTACCCAGCAGATAAATGCCAGGACCAACAGCTGTAGCAGTTACTCCGTGAGTGCCTGTAGCAGCGTTGATGGTAGAAACAAGGTTAGAAACAATGATACTAGTATCTACATTACCTGACGATGTGTCTTTAGGGGTTTGGTAGGTGTAGTCTGCATTGTTAATACGGACAGTGTATTGGGAGTGGTAGGCAACAACACTAATAACAACAAATGCTTGGTGAGGCAATGCAGCAGCCGTAGTTGACTTCATTGCTGTTACCTTTGCTTTGTTCAAGACAAACGTATAGTCGTTGATAGTCAACAACTCAATGTCATCAGCAGTCGCACCGTAAAGGTACTCAGTAGAAGGTAAGGACGAGATGTCACAAGCAGTGACTTCAGCATCATAGGCTGTTTCAGCCGTCCCTTCAGCAGTCACAGCATTAGTATAGTCTGTTTCAGCTGTTGCTAGGTTATTAATTGCAGTAGTAAGTTCTGCAGGTGTGTTAGTTGCAGCAGCGGTAAATTGTACTTCATAGATTTTCAACCCTTGTTGTTTAAGCAAAGGGTATTCATCTGTACGTTCAATGCCTAAAGTGTAACCAGCAGCAAAGGTAGTGTTACTGTACTGACCAATTAAAGTACCATTATTGGTAACTAGATATTGATAACCGTTATAAACTACACCTGACTTAACTGTTTGTGTGTAGTCTGTATCGTATGTAGTTGTAACTTCAAAGAGTGCACTTTGTACACCAGTTTGACCGTCACTAATCTCTGCAAATGCAGCACCAAATTCGTTGACATCTTCTAACTCTGCTTCAGTTGTATCGACAGCTGAGTTGTATGCAAGTAGATCAGTTTGTAAATTAGTGTAGTTACAACCACTAGGAACACCCTTAGTTCCAGGTGTACCCATATCTACCTTACGTGGACTGCCGTCAAGCAGACTCCACACACGGAAGATATTGTCGTCATATTGAGCGACGTATTTTTCATTAGCGTCCCGAAGGATTGAAAACCACTTGCCGGAAGTTGAAGCATCTTTTAGATTAGCTATAAACTTACCGCCAGGTCGCTTCAGCATCCCCAAAGCGTAATCAGGGAAAACGTTTTTAGCGTCTACCACCTGACCAGGAAATTTCAAGTTGTCGGGTTGTTGAGAAATGCCAAGCAGAAGGGTTGGAATCCTTTGGGTCAGTGTACTCATCTGATCAGTGCATGGTACGGTTGATAATTATTGTAGTAGTTCTCACCATCACGCCAACCAAAGATGCTGTAATCGGCTTGATTACAATCATACTCAAGGGCAGCAGCACGGGTTTGAAGTTCCTGTTCTTGCAACAGTTGGAATAAAGTGGTATCACCAACCATTTTATTGGCTGCAAGCCGAGCAGCTCTGGCGGTAATGTACAATTGAATGGCAGGGGGAACGTCCTCAAATTCAAACAACCAAGTTACATCGGCTTCAATTGAATCCTCCCATTCATAAGTGTGCTTCAATTTATCATAGAACTTACCTTGTCTACGAATCGGATTGTAATCATCCCGATGGGTAGGACTGTAAGTATCTAGTTGAAGAACATTGTTGGGGTAGTCAATATGTTTGGTGACTGAATCTGGGTTAAATTGGTAACCACGCTCAACGTTAAAGGTCCAACCTTCAGCTTGAACTTGTTTGTTGACTTCGCGGAGAGTGGTTAGAACAATAGCTACTTCAGGATTCTGAAGATCAAGCGTGGTGACAGGAGCCTGTCCCACGGAGCTTAATATTTGATTAACAGCATCCAGTTCTGTGGACGCAGCATAAGTG